AGCCCCGGTTGCATTCTTCTTTCCTGATCCATGGCAAGATGGACAATTCTTAACTTTACCATCTGCGTACTTAATACGACCTAAATCGCAGCGTTGATCATCGTGAACAAAATCACAATCCTCTACGACTTCAACTTTCACCGGGTGAAGGTGAGCAATGTAAGCAGCGAATAAATCGCTCTCATGCCTGATGGCTAGATTCCAAGAAGGTAATGCAGGTTCGAAAAACGATACATAATAATTAAGGCCTTCGTCCGTAGTTTCGGAATCGCCTTGTAAAAACCATACTGGAATTTCATTGAATTGTGTCGGATAGATAAATTTTTCATCGGTAATAACTTCATTCGTGCTGATTACCTGTGCCGTGAAGTCGGCGACAAAGTTTTTATCGTAGTAGGTAAAGTAATGAAGTTCGCCAAGGTTATTGTTCTCCACTTTGGTGTGGATCACCCAACAATCCATATCATACCACCAAATCGCTGGACTTCCATACATCACAATTACCGGGTTGACTTGTTGCAACTCCGTTTCTGGATGTATAAACGTTCGAACCGCCATTACTCCGTTCGCGTCAGCAACCATTCTTTTTACTCCCGTTTCGGATAAATATTTTATGATCGAATTAAACTCTGGATAATATTCAAGTGTGTATTCGGCCAACTTCTTTCCGTTTGTACTTGTCGTGGTCCATTTTATTTCAGAGAACCACGGGTTGAAAATCTTTTGAAGTATGCTTAATGCTTTTGAGGCCGTTGATTTTGTTGTTGGCTCGTAGTTATCGAGACGGTATTGTTTTACATCTTGCGGCTCCCGTGGGCGTGTCTTATTGAGTAACTCAACAGGCAAGTCACCATAAATATGCGGCTTCATGCATCGATATTCTTCTACTGTTTCCGCGTAAAGATCATGACGCTTGTTATTGCGTATCATGTCGAATAGAAGTTGCTTAAAATCAGGTGTGCCGTATATCATGATAGTTGATTCTCTTTTACAAAGCTCTTATCTGTTAGCCATACTTGGGCCGTCTTTAGTGGATACTTTAAATTACCTGGGTTCTTTTGGTACTCGTCACGCAGAAGCCAATCTTTACCGTCTATAATTACTTCATCGCTACTCAAAACAAGTAATAATTTAGTGTGCATATAGTGAGGCATCATTCCGATTTGAAGCAAGCGCTTGCCCTCTACTTTTGTGTACAGTCGAACAATATTGCTATTGCTCAATTCAATGTCCTCTTGTGTTACGGGGTTATCTTCATGGAAAAATACTGCCGGAATTCTTAACGTGAAATAAGTTTCTGGACTTGAGTCAGGAAAGTTCAGGTCATCGAAGTCAGATCTGTTCCTATATTGAATAGGTACAGTACATGGATTTGAGGTCTTTATCCCAAGACAATCTGAAGGTCCCCTTGTAGTCCCTGCCGCTTTGTAAATTCTCAAATTTTCATTTAACAAATATACAATAGGAGTAGCGGGCGCAGTGGTTAACGTTAACGAAATCCTAATCTCGGTTACCGAACCAGTAATTACAAACGAAGATGTGCTTAGATTATCCGTTAGGATAGTATTTACACTTACTGTATTTGAAGCAGCCATTGGCGCAGCCCCATAAAATGCAGCTTGTATATGGGATGCCGTTGCCGGTAAACTTGCGATTAAATCCAAAAACACTTTTATTGAATCACCTATCTCAATTCCCTCTACGGGGATGAATAAAGTTGTCGTGGTTTCTCCGGCCGATAGCGTAGTATGTGCGCCGTCTGGATCAACCGTCCATGTAGGAGAACCAGGAAGTGATACCCATGTTTCTACGGGAGTTGGATAAACTACATCCTCCGATGGGGCGTCCGTTGAAATAACAAGTCCTACTGACGCGTCACATAATCCTAAGTCATTAGGAACAAAAGAAACATCATAAAAAATATTCGACAAGTCGCCTACTTGTGTTCTGCCGATACGGACGTCAATGGTTAACGCGTTAGCACTGTATATGAAACCAACTCCGATTGTCTCGTAATCAACATCTGCCGTAAATGCGAAATTGCTTATCTGTTTAGTGTACCCGATTGACTGACCTTCAAAAACATCTACGTCGATGGTCTGCACAACTGTACCCGCATTAATTAGAAATAATTGTAGCGTTACTGTCTGCTCATCGCTTGCACTATTTTCAAGCTCGTAATAAATATTTAAGTAATGTTGACCTGCAGGTATTGGAAAATCCTCTGATAAAATATAGGTATGTTTTATAGTGCCTCCAACCTGACTAACGTCACTCACAGCTAACCCACCTATCCAACTCCAATTTTCTGTTTTGTGTAAAATGCCATATGAACCACCGGCCCATCCATCAAGATCATCTGCAAACGGTTCATCAATGAAATAATTATTTATTTGTGTTTTATCGAATTCTTTGTACCCTAATAATGCACCATCCTTATCAACCATCGATAGGAAATAATCGCTATCGATCAAATCAGAAACTTGTACCCGGATGTTGTCATTACAGTTAAACGGCTGGCACCAACAAACTTTTGTAATTCCACAAACATCCTTTTCATTAAATGTCTCTTCGCCATTTATCCAAAATTGAACAGGATTTGAATTTGAGACTACCATATGGCGTGTTTTAAGTTTTTCTTCATTGCAAGTAACTAGTAAAAATGCCAAAAAAGCCCATATTACCTTTTCCATAAGGTAAAGATAGCTTTTGATTTATTAATGTCATATTCTATTTTTTTTATAAAGCAAGTAATATGATCGGAATTAGTTTCACTTACACCGATAGCCTTGTGCCTGTTGGCCTTGATTAATTTGTACTGTGCGTAGGTCAAAGGGTAAGTAAATGTGTAAACAATGGGCTGGAATAAGTGCCCAACCAATCCTAAATAAGCAGGTCCGGTCAAATTAATATCTTGCCCCTCACTTAAAGGGTCGCCCGTAACTGCTAAACAAACTTCCGGTGCCGATCCTGAATAATCGCTAGACATAGCATAGTTGCCCTCACCATAGGTGAATTTATACGGTGTGTTCAGGTTACGCATCAGGCACCCGTTAAGGAAATTACCCCACCTAAACAGGGCTCGAGCTGGTGTAAGGATCAGATTATAACGGGTTGACGAGTTAAGTAAATTTGAAACCGAATTATAGTTTTCGTCAAGCTGTGGCAAGAAAGTATCCGGCGGGCTTGTGGCCTCATCGGGTTTAACCCAAATAATGAAGACGTTATTATCAAATTTATAATCTTGTGACTTTTGAATCGTGGTGCGTCGCGTCTGTTCAATGGCTAGACTCGCGGCAATAAATCCACTTTCTATATCGATCTCTTTACCGACGGTTTTGAATACAGTTGAGTACTGATGAGTGGTCTGTGGGTCGTCGATGCCGGAAATATCCTCAGATTTCCAAGTTGTATACCCTATTTTGATTTTATTGAAAATATTCTCAAGGTCGTAGTCTTCCTGTACTAGGTAAAGGAAAATGTCATCCTCGAAAAAGAATGCTTTATCCTCTACACGAATTACTAAATTGTCGTCTATGGTGTCATAACAAAGCCCAAGATTTAAGATCGGGTTTACGCCTTGCCACCAATCATTAAATGAGATGGAAAACGCTTTATCTGCTAGTGTGTATTGGCGTAATTGTAAGCCCTGGGTGACCATTAAGTGTGTCGCGCAGCCGTCATCTGGGTAAGATCCGAGCGTGTGAACGCCCCCTAAATATTCGGAATAAAAAGGAGATACTACGGATTGCTCCGTAATGCGTTCTAAAATCTTTTGTGCTACGTCGTGGATGAAGAAAGCTTTGGAGGTTGTTTCGCCATAACTTGTATTCCCCTGTACATTTAAATGGGTTTGCCCGTATGCTTCGAGTCCTTCATATAGGTGTTTTGGCGCAGCCCACCAATTAGCTGCGGTAGTTCCTGGATTATCTACTAAAGCCTGCAAAGCATAATCTTTTAGTACCGGAACCCCGCCGAGTACGCCAGGTGTAGAGATCAACCAACTAAATCCGAGTTTTACCGACGCATCGCCGTTATTCGGGTAAGTATTAAGTGAGGCATCCCAATAACCTTGAAATGGTGGGCCGTTTGCTGCATTATACCCTGCACCTCCGGTCGGAAATGCATAGTTTTCTATTCCGGAAAAGTCTTCATGTGCCCACCCTTGATTTCCAATGAACATATTTCCGGCTAAAACGGTATTAAATGCATATATCCGAACAGTATCATTTTTATTTAGCTTCAAGCTAGCTGTAAACGTGAAATCGGACACACTTCTTTGATCCGGAAACGGCGGAGTTATTACCGTCCCGTTATTTAACGTAACTGAATTTTCTACATTTCTATCGGTCCTTGTAAAAGGAATTGGCGTATTTGAGTTTAATTGGAAGAATACTACATCACCTGTTCCGCTCGCGGCAGGAAAGCTAAACACAATATTCGCGTTTAATCTCTGCGCCATTGTGATTTTACAATCAAAATCATAAACACCATCCTCAAGAAAAGTAAATAGGCCGAATGGTTTTGTATCTGTGGACTGGTACTGATAATGATATTTTTCGTCTATTTCGGAAAGTATCTCATTATCGAAATCGATAACCCTATAATCTGGCGGCAGATCTGTACGGTCATAAACGTTATACTTTTGTTCACCGATGTAATTTTTACGGATTAACTGTGTCGTTAATTGAATTTGATTGTTTCCGGAAGTCGGATCTGTTACGTCGGCATCGGCCAGATCTTTCGCGCTGTTGATGTTTACCGACGTGCCGGACCTTGATTTAAACTTAGCTATGAAATCATTCTGGATTACCGGAATCTGAATTTTCCGGGAGTCCATTTTCTTACGTGCGGAGTTATCCAGCAAGCCAGTAAAAAACGGTTCAAATAGATCGCCTGTATTTGGCTTTATTTCGATGTAGATATGAACCTGTGCGTCAGGACCGTATGTGGTATTGATGTCCTCAAGAAAGTCATAACCGCCGTCGAACCGTTGATTACGACCATAGAAAACCATGGGTGTTTCAAATAACTCGAATACTCCGAAATAATCTTTATCACGCTCTAACGTAATTTTAATGTCTTTCCATCCTTCAGGCTCACTTATTTCTTGGGTGCCTGAATCGTGAATTAAAGTAAATCGGTATTGGTGTCCCATTTAGTTTAACGTCTTTGAACGGATATAACGGGTGAGGTTTTCGCCTTCCTTGTGTGCTTCATAGATAATTGATCCTTTTCTAACCAGATCATTTCCGGCAGCGGCTTTTGCTACTTTGCGCGTCTCTGCGACTAGTCTGGTGTCATCGAATCCACCTACAACTGGACCTCGACTGCCAGAACTCATAATTTTATCCAGAACCTTATCGTTTAGCTTTTTAGCGCGTATTGCACGTAAAGTACGTCCACTTTCTTTGGTTTCTTTGGCCGTCATTACTGATTCACCGACAGAAATCATAGCTGGAATAGAGTCCGACCTGCTTGTGCCTGGCCCTTTGACGTCAATTACCCCGTCCTTATATTGTTGACGGCTGGCTATGGCGTATTGACTTGCGCCCTCTGCGGCCACGAAAGCGGCCTCGATAATACCGTCGTAAATCGTTGCTGATGTAGCGAAAGCCTTGGTGATACCAATGGCAGTATTAATTAAGATCGTGTTAAGCGCAGCCTTCTTTGCGGCTTGGGCGCGTTGTCTTTCCAGGTCGGCCAGTTTCTTGTCATGATCCTTTTGTAATTGCTGTTTCGCCTTGTCATTATCGCCGGCCAGTGCGATTTGCTGATTGTAGAAGTCGTTTAGTGCGTTAATCCTGACATCGTAGGACTTAACCTCCATTTGTTCAATAGACGCTACTTGTGACTCGGCAATGTTGAAAGATCGGTTAATTGCCTTCTTAACTTGGGGATCATCGAAAGCCTGACCTAATTTATCCAGGAATGTATCGATATATTTTGGAGGAGGAGGCGCAAGGGTAACCGGAATTATAGGCGATGGACCTTTTGACAGGTCAACGCCCAAATCATTCAAGAACTTTTGCAGGAATTCAGACTGATTTTTGTCACTTACTTGTCCAGTTTTAGGATCTTTAAACTGCAGGTCAACGACAGTCCTGAAATTACCTGTCGCCATACGGCGTTGTAACTCCTCTTCCCAATAAATTTGGGTTTTTATAATGTCTATCTTGTCTTGCGTCGCATTAATCTGATTCTTTATAGATCTGGCAGCGGCAACGCCTTGAGCGGTGCTAATCGGTGTTACATCTTTCAGTTGTTCATTTAAATCCTTGAGCTTCTTTTCCAAGGCGTCCAGACTATCAACATCTTCTTTGGTAACGGATATATTTTTAGTCATTTGTCCTTCAAGCCCCTTTAAAAGCTTAATTTGTTCAATTAATACCTTATTCGCATTATCCTGATCTTTGCGAGCTTGTGTTATGGCGACGACTTCCTGATAATTCTTAGCGGCTTTTAATTGCTCAGATAGGTTTTGAACCACTTGTTGCCCAAGGATTAAATCATGCGTTTTAGCGGCTATTGCGTCCTGCGTTACTTTAATATTGTTTTCAAGGCTCTGGGTGAAAAGATCCTGTTTGATAATATCTATACCGGCCTGCGCCGATTCTTGAATACTTTTTTGGCGGAATAATTCCCGTACTGTGATGCCCTGCTTTTGCGCCTCAACCACATTCCCTAAGGCGTCAATATACCCCTTAAAGAAATCAATAATCCCACCTTTTTGAGAGGCCAATTCAGCCAATGAGATTTTAAGATTCTCCCATGATACGGTTAATTGGTCGACCTTTGTTTTATTGGTCTCGATGTAACCGCCCATCTTTTCAAGTTCCTGCTTGGCAATTGCAGCCACGCCTACCGTAACATCAGCCACGCTTTGAGATTGCAGTGAGGCTCCATGAAATTGTTCCTTTAATCGTGTAGCTGAAAGACCAAGATTATCCAAAACCAGAATAGACTTTCGCCCAATACCGCGGACAATCGAATCTACCAGATAGTCAACTGATTCCCCTGTTTGCTGTGCCCTGGCGGCGGCAAATTCAAATAACACAGGTAATTGCTCAATAGCTACGCCCAAATTTGTGGCTTGTAGCGTGCGTTGCATTAATTCAAAATCAGTTACGGTTCCATGCGTTGCGGTTCTTAGATCATTAAGAATTGAAACCGACGCCGGGAACGCCCGAATGAATGCCTGACGAACGCCGTCTACTTTACCGGAAAGGGTAGCTGCTTCCAATGACATAGAAACGAATTGCTTAACTATAGCGGCCCCGATAACGAGTTTTAACGCATTGTAAAGCTGTGTCGTACTGTCTACTAGATTTCCGGTTGATTGTGACGCCTGCGCTTGCGCCTGGGATGTTTCTTTTAACTTGGAAGTATACTTTTCCAATTGCGCTTGTTGCGCTTTATATTGACTTGTGAGGCTATTTAACCGCGCTGTGTCAGACTGATTCGTAAGATCAATCTGTGCCTTCAATTGCTGCATTTTAAGGCGTGTACCCTCAATGGTATTCGAAAACTGCGCGTTTGAACGCTGGGATTGATCGGAAAACTTCTTTGCTGCGGCGGTTAAGTTGTCGGTGGCCGCTTTCGCCTGATTAACCTGATTTGTGGAGGCTGCGACTTGAGTACTATCTACTTTGTAGATTATGTTTATGTTTTGACTCAACTTCGTTCAGGTGGCCGTTAAGCTCATTTAAGTGGAACAGAAAATCATAAACGGAAAGTTTCTTAAATTCGGAATCTTTTCCTAATTCGAAATTACACAATTTTTTCAATTGTCTTTCCTGGCCGTCGTGAAATTCTTGCATTATTGCTCTGGCGTCTCTAGTATCAAGCCCTCTAATATCCCTTTTGACTGTTCGATAAATGTCTGTAAATCTTGTGGTGACGAAGCGCTCAAGTTTAAAAATTCTGTCATTGGCATCATGTAAAAAAAATCTAGCGTCTTGGCCTCCTTCCAGGATTGTATTTTCTTGTCATTATAGGCTTTATCGTATGAATAAAGGTCTTCTGTGTCGTCAAAGTATAGAACTGAGGCAAGGCGGTAAGTAGTGTCTACCTCGAAGGCGAGTTCGCACCTGGATTGAATTTGTCCGATGATCTGGAAGGCTTTTCCAAGCTCAATAACCCCTTTATTGCCGTTCAGTATCTTAGTAAGGTTCTCCATGTACTTTTTCAAAAGGTCGATCGAAAGACGTAATCCAGCTTCTGAAAGGAATGTTTGAAGGTACATGTATCGGCCCCAAGGCATCGAAATTTCCTTTTTGAACCTATAGTATTGAATACCTCCAATCTTTAAATTAAGCCCTTTATCGCTGTTCTCTGCCTTTTCTATGTGATCGACAAAGGTTGGATGGTAAAGGTTTGTTTTGTCTTTATCGCGTTTAAACCAGGCTTTTATCTTATTCAGCATAGATCAAGTCTTTTAGGATGGCGTTGAGGCCAGTTAGGCATATAAGGAAAATAGGAAGATAAAGAAGGTGCCGGAAGTCGTAGTAAAAGGCATAAATCAAAAGACCATGGATTGAACTTTGGCACGGCATGCAACCGATTAATGGTTTATACGCCCATCGAGGCCAATAATCACGAATGTAAATGCCGATGTTTCCAAACACTTGCTTATCCCTAAATGCGAAATTAACCCCCCATATCCAAAAACAACCGATAACAAGCAATCCGATAAATTCTAACATAGCGCTTTCATTAACATTTGGTAACATCCTTCGTAACTGTAAATCTCTTCGTATGCCTTCTTACCGGCAATTCTTTTCTTATGAACATCACATAAAGGAATGTCGGAAAGAATACTATCCAGATTATTAATTTGGTCAGCTTTGATAACATAGCCGTATTCGTTGAAATCTGTATTAAATGGGAAAATGAATTCATCACTGATGTAAACTGGGATTGCTCCCCATTGCAGCGCCTCTGCTATTCTGAATGAAGATTTACCATACCCACGCGGGCAAAGTACAAAGGTTGACGCCTGAATTGTTCTGCAGTACTCTTGAATGCCAACTTTCTTTGAACTGACCAGGTAGCGTGAATTATTACCAAGTACTTCAATCAATTTCTCTCTTATAGGGTGAGTAACGGCCCCTTGGAAGCTGGCGAATATATGTTTAAGCGACGTTTCTTTGTACGGATGTGGCTGGCAGGTAAGCGGTAACGGTAAGTCAATCCGACCTCCTCCCATGCCGCAAACCAGGACATCAATACCGGATAAATCACATAGCAAACCGTCGTCGTATTGGATTGGAAAAAAATACTTTTTGCTTTTATCAAGCTTATTGATCACGCGCTGCAACTCTCGCATTTTATTGCGATCACGCCCATAGTTGGCGTTTACCTGGTAGCCTGTCGGGAAAATAGGGATGTATTCACGACCTGATTTATTATCCGCTGGATTGTATCTCTCGTAAAACCATTCTTCAAAGATTTTATGGTTCCCTGGCGGGTATTCGTTCTTAATGTGTGGCCTGAATTGACTTGGTATCATTTTTTCCAGATAAAGATTATTTTGTCATTGACTAAAATCCATTTTTCAATGTCAATAAAGAGTTCGTGTATCCTATCCCGTTTTGCCATCCCTAAAATGGTTTCTTCAAACAGCATACCCATGCAAAAATATGGATTTCGGTTACAGTGAATGTCCTCGATTATGTAAAGCCCACCTGGTAACAACGTATTTTCCCATAGGTACTTCAATGAGATTATTTGGTGATCCGATCGATGGCTACCGTCATCCACAATCACTTCAAACGCTTCTTTTATTTGGCTTAGGTCATTGGTGTAATTCTGATCGCCCTTATAAGCCTTGATTCCTAGTGCTTGAATATCTTCCTGACTTGCAAACCCTTTGTTTTGAAACAAGTCAAACGTGGCTACGAATGCATCCGGATAAAAGTCTTTCCACATCCTCAGACGCCCCATGCATACAGCCAATTTCTAAAATGCTTTCTAAGTCATTTGGCAAATACTGTTCATACAGTCTGCAATAGTCGTGCGGCTCCGGATAATTCGGCGATGGCATATCACTCTTATCCGATCCGTATTTTATTGCAAGTTCGTTTAGTGTCATTGCTTTACGATTATAAATGTGTTGTGAGGTGCATATTTTGAACTGTCGATCTTTCCGTAAAATATGTCGTGTTCTGTTATCTCAGCATTAGGCATTGTTTCACGCAATATTCGTTTTGATAGTTCAATGTCGTAATTAAGCATGATGTATGAATATTTCGAGACAGCGATTACTTCACGGCAATACTTTCGTTGCTCATCTTCTGAAAGCTCAGACCAGGAATACATTGCTATGCAAAGGTGATAATGTTTCCTTTTGAATTTTTCTGTTTTTATTCCGAACTCGTTTAAATATCTTTTTTGTAAAGTGCGGGCCTCTGGAAGATCATAGATGTAGTAATTTATAAACGCAGCAGCATGATTTATAATTTTACAAAGACCACCATAACCTGCGCCTATCTCAACGATGTTGAAAGAGTAGATGTCACCGAAAAATTTATTCAGATCAACTAATGTTTTTATGTATCGTATTGTTGTAGGCGAAATATCATACCCAAACCTACGAATTGTATTTGGTGAGCCAATGGTATCTTTATCTATAAGTGACTGTACGAGTGGCGCATCTATTCCAAGTGCAATTTCCAGATACTTATCAGCAATTTCCTCATTGCTGTTTTCCATGATCATGTCAATGGGATACGTCCGACGAAATACCGGGAACAACTCTTCGCTATTACACACGCGCAAGTACTCCTGATGGATATTATCTTCTAGTCTCCAACTCATTGTTTCACCATTAAGCAGTCACCCCAGTTACCTTCCCATTTTGTCTCGATACGTTTGAATCCAAACTTTGAAACATACACCTCAATTTCTTCTACGAGTGGACAATCTTTATAAACATGCTCTTTGTTTACTTCAAGATATAGCCATTTGAAATCGTTTAGATAATCGCCAAGGCTTTTTAATGCCATAAGCTCGGCACCCTGCAAGTCCAGATTTAATAAATCACATTTCTTAACCAGATTGTATTGCTCCAAAACGGTTTTTAATGTCTGAGTCTTGAGCTTCAACTTACCGGTAAACTTTACATCTGGATGTTGCTTTAAATGCGTTCCGAATTCTAACAATGAACTGCTTTGACCTCCGTTGCTGGCTACGTTGAAGACTACGTCTCTGCCGTCCTCATCTGATAAACAAGTGTTGATACATGTATAGCGTCCGTGGAAGTCTTTAACATGGTCCACGAGCTTTGTAAAGATGTCCGGCAATGCTTCAATGTAAACGACTTCTTTAACGCCGAGCTTTGCGTAGGTTTCGGTTTCTTGACCTGTATTAGCACCGCAATGTAGTATTCCGGTCGGGTGGATGTTATGTCGTGCAAATAGTCCTTTGAAATCAATCAGCATATATCAAAATATTTAACAACTTCATCTTTAAACCATTCCGGTAAATCTTTATCATCTCCAAATTTACTTTGTGAATACCCAGATAGTCTTCCCTCAGCAAATCCATTACCGTAATATCCATCTATTCCGCCGCCAGAACCCCAATTACTCCCATATTTACCTGACTCTATCGGGGCACCAAAATATCCTATAACGTATCCTTCCCTAAATCCTACATACCAAGATGGCGGACAATCATCTGGATTAGCCTCCCCTTTAAATGTTATACTTATCATTTCATCTGTTTAAACTTGTTCATAATAACCGTGTGAAGGTCTTGAGTTAAATGTCCCTCTGCCATGTAAAGCGATCCGGTGTGTATCGTATGCTCGTATTCCATACCCGGAACGACAAAGAATTTATTGCCCGCTGCGATCCACTGTAAATTCTGATAGATTGAATCGATGGCATACGGTTTTGCTTCACTATCCCAAACTCTTAAATATTCATCGCGATTAACAAAATAGTTCATCGTATTCATCATAGCGTCGAATAATTTCTTACCGACGAACTTTGAAATATTCATCTTGGTTAAGATCCTGCCTTCAAATGCGGTATAGTCGAATGGCTTTGCTTTGGATGGGGCATAGATTGTGTTCTTATCCCATAGTCCGTAAGCGTAAATATGATCGATGTATGGTTTATCGAAGATGTTATCAGAATCCCATATCATGCACCATTCATTTTTGGCGTGACTTATTGCTTCACGCTTGTTACGATAGCACCCAAGGTTTGACTCATTCCAAACGATCCTTATTTTATTTTTACCATCTGCATGAGCTTTTAGCCATACCATATGGTATTCATCTGAATGGTCATCCACAATAACAATCTCGCTCACCCGTGGGTCATCAATAACTTTTTCGATAGCGCGTTCAATCATATCGCTACGATTGAAATGGGTTAAACATATGCTTATCTTGCGTGAATCTGAATCCATTCGTCTGGAATTAAAGTACTTGTATCCAATCTACATTTCGGCCCAAACCAAGTTTCTTTGGAAGGGCTTACTACTATTTTATTCGTGTTACGGTTATACCATGCGGCAAACCAACTAAAGCTACTGTTTGCTATCACATTGTGTTCACACGAACTCATCAAACTGAGGTCGGTGTAAGCATCTCCTTCCGAGAATTTGAAGGTACAGTCTGGGAAGTTCTTAGGCAAGTTATTGATACACCATTTACGATCATCGCTGAAAACTAAGAAGTCTTTGTATCCTTTGTCTTTAAAAATTGTGATGGCATCACTTAGATACTTCATTGTCACCGGCGGGAACTGGTCAGGATATTGTAAGTAGTCACCGCGCCGTACATGGATGCCGACGTAATCAACCGGCGTTTCATTCAGTTTTAAAACTTGTCTTACTTCATCCTGGCAATGTTCAAAGAATTTAATTGACTGAAAGAATCCACGAATCTTTACGCCGTCTTTGTACTTAGGTATTTCTTTGTAACGGAATCCAAAGTCATTGGCTACATCGTATTTGAAAAGCGTTGATACGTCGCCTTGAAATACTGGAATGTTCGGGAAGTAGTTATAGATTTCTTTGTGATGGTAATTTTTAGGAATGAAGTATTTGAAGTTGTGTTTACGAGCATAGCCGATAGCAGCGGCTACCTCAAAGATGTTGTTTCCAAGCCTCCCGAGAAATTCCGGAACTACTATACTCATAACAGCGGTTTTGATTTAGCTATACGTTCATCCCATTCCTTGCGGATCTGTCTTTCTGAGTCTAAGTAATGTGATCCCCATCCCATTTTCCTATTTCTATAACTTAATCTTTTTGCAAGCAGTCTGTTTCTAGCGATCAGCCGATCCACTCCACCTATTTGCTTATAGTGTAATAAAGGAATCATGTCCGAGCTGTAAAAGATAGTACCAACGGGTCTACATTCATGACAACCAGGTTGGTAATTAATTTCCTTGATGTCATTTGGAGAGAACATTATTGATTTGGAATAGTTTTTGAAATGATAACCCGTTGTAATCTCAAGCAAATCAAATTTAGGCATTGTATAAGAATAGATGTTCCATCCATAGGTTTTCCAAATAGTAATCTTTTGGTTAGTCGCTCCTGTTTTAACTTGTCCGTCTATCCAGTCGCAAGGATGGTTCCACAAAAGTATTTCGTCAGTATCGCACACAATCACATAATCGGCATCAGATCCTTTCCAACAATTATTTTTTACATCCAAATAACTTTGATCATCCAGTTGTCCTTTGATGCCGAACTTCTTTACATCGCATCCCATTGACTCGGCGATTAGTTGCGTTTTGTCATCGCTGTAATTATCCCAGATAGTTATGTGTGAGCAAAAGTTTTGATAATGTCTGATTACCATTGCTATGATATCTGATTCGTTCCATGCGATAATATGAGCTTCTATTTTCATAACAGCGACATATAAAAATCAAAACTTACAGGATCAACGTGAGACTTTAACCAAGAAAATGCAGGATCTTTATTCGGAAATACTTGAATATGTCCGCGACCACCCATTTTCCCTGCGCCGTGACCTTTAATCCCTATAGCGCCAGCATTCACAAACTTCTTTTTTCCTTTCGAATGTCCCCATAAAGCAATGTCTACGAACGGCGTATTAATTGGCAACGTGTAACCATTCAATGCGCTTATTCTAAATCCAGTAGTAAATAAAGATGATCTTCCCGGATGGCTGGTTATCTCCCATGTTCGATTAAAAATGTGGTAGTAAATAGTGTCTTGGCTCCCGAAGAATTGATAGCCGTCAGTATTTCCAAATCGTTCAAAATAATCCTGCGGATAGGCGTCATCGTTCTCGATTACGAAGCATAAATCAAAGCCATCAGCTTTAGCCATTCGTATTCCTTCGTTTACCCTGTCGCCAATATCAACCGAATCGCCCTTAGCTGGATAATCGATGTTATAAATCATCTCAGGTTTTAACGTCATTCGGTTGATCTGCCAAATGCAGTGATCGAAGAGTTTTTCTCTACCAGGTCGATTGGGGATAATAACGGCAAAACGCTCCATTATTTCAAAAGTCTGATTTCGTTAATAGCTCCTTTTATAATATGAATCTCAAGAAACACCGCGAGTAATTTTCGTTTCAATATCGTGCGCTTACGTAACTGCCAAAAGTGCGATGAGGCCAAATCCTTCTTTACAAGCTCTATATTTGTTTCCGCTTGCTTAATCCAAAACACGAAACGTTGCTCAACTCGTCCTTTGAAGTAGTCGAATGCTTTGTCGCTATTTACTTTCATAAAATCTAGTCTGATTCTTGTATTGATTCTTCATTGTGACATGTTTTACAGATCAACCTTGTTTTATGCCATGAGCATGATGGATAATTTGCATAATCGACTTCGATTTCAGTCAGTATCGATCCGCATTTCAGACACTCAATTTTGAAATCCTTCAACTGTTTAATGTCGTTACTGTTGACTTTTATTTCTGCCATACCGGTAAAAACTTTAAGTTACTCCCTTCGCATCCTAAAAATACCTCACATCCTTTTTCTTTCAAAGACTGGCAGAAGGTTTTATAAGAAGTGTATTCGTTCTGGAAAAATCCGTTACCTGGTTTGTAGGTCTGATGGTCAACCATATCAACGCCCCAAAGAACAATGTTTTTAAATCCCCATGAGAACGCCAAGCTAATAGCTGCAAATGGACTTGTCTTTGAATGGTATAAATAGTTTGTGCTGATCTTTTGAAGGCGGTTAGAGTGCGCCCATTGCCGGGATACAAACTCAACTACGGGCACACTCATTACCGCTTTCCATTGGTTAGGATAACATGTATAAACTTTTTGAACTTGTGTATTACGTATTATTTCAAAACGGTTAGCCTCGAATTGATTCGGTGAGTTCAGGAGGAGGAGGTAATTAAGATTGTGACCCCATCGATTCGAATCGTTAACTCCTATAGATGGGCCTTCGCCGTTCCAATGCTGTGCTGATGAACCTAAACCTATAATGTGGATTGTCATTGATAAGTGATCCTAAGTTCTTTGTTCAGAATTTCGTCTAGGCTTACGTTTAATGTTATGCAAATTGAGTAGAGCTCATCAAGTGATGGTTTGCCCCGACCATCTTCAAAATCTGAAATTCGCTTGAGTTGCCTTAAGTCTGCCTTAACCGCTAACTCTCTAGCGGATAATCTATGCACAGAACGCAACACTTTAAGATTATTTCGAAAAATTGCTAAGTCAACCTCGTGCATGAACTATAATATTTACGACTTATTCGTAAATAAAGCATATTATGCAGTGATAAAAAAGTATTTCAAGAGGTTTTTTTCTTGTAAAGGTGCGGGCGGTCAAGGAAATCAGGGAATTGGCATTCCAGCATGTAGCGGAAATTATCGAAAAAGTGCAATGGGTGTGCTTTATCCTTAATCAACTGGCCATAACCGTCTACATTAGCCCCAAGATCATTAACCAGGTCAACACAGTTCTTTGTTATGGTTACATCGGCGTTTTGGAGGATTGAGTTACAAAGTATGCGGCTTGCGGAGAGTTCTTTGTTCTTTGTCTGCACTTTTAAATTGTGGTCTTTGAGCTTCAGTTTCTGCCGTATGATAATATAGTGATTAATATCGCCCTCCACGAGCGGGCTTCTATTCCTTCCGGTTGAGTCCCCGGTAACATCCATTTTGCCCATGAAATGAGGGTATTTGGCAATAATCATGTTACAAAGTTCCGGCGTGGATCCGTTTGGAATCTTCATGCAATCGAATATTCTCAGTGTTCGTATATCCAGGCCTTGACCGATTGAACACGTCATAGGATCAACATTAAAATCAAAACTGCAAATGATATTCAAATGTGGGTTAGGCTCATATTTGTCATTTACAACGTGCACGGCCTCATTAAAAGCGTATAGGAACCGTTTTTCAGTCAGGTCTATAAACTCACCATCGATTTCCTGTTTGGCTGTCTCAGTGTCCATATTCTCACGAATAAGGCCTAATTCTTCCCTGGCAATGAAAGGATTGTCGTATCCTGTAAAATGTAGATCGCGGTAATTCTTATCGCCGCTGATGGCTTTTTTGTAAAGTGAGTAGAATTTATGTTCTCCTGTTTTATTGCGCTTACCCTTTGGTGCGCCGGCTACGATTATCTTCGCTGTTGGAAAGTCAACAAGCATAGGGAGAACGGCATTTGTGTAGAGGTAGTCGTCTTCAAGGATAATGCCGGCCTCGTTTAGAAAAATAAGGTGATAACCGAACCCTTCCCAGTTTTCCGGTCGATCTGCAGACCTAAAGTCGATCGTAGCACGTCCGATCTTCATTACCCTGTCCACTGTACGCCATTTCCAAAGGCTTTTAGGCAGTTTATTGAGCTCTGGCATGAAATACCGCTCGACGTACTTGTCAATGTTTGCGCTGATTGTATCACCCCATAGAAACAGTAATTCACCCTTTGGGAAGAAATCGTAATCCTCACAAAGGCTGTATTCGATCATGGCGTTAGCGGCTCCTTTTGTAAGCCCTCCGCGCCGTCCTTTTCTTACGATCGTAAATTTTGGGAATCCATTTTCAGGGAAGAATAGCTCCGTTTGCGGTTCTGAAAACTCTAATTGGAAATCTATTTCGGTCATTTAACGACCTTTCGTGTGATGTTAAGGCTTATTCCAGCTTCCAAGGTAAGATCCTGTTTAGGCTTTCCGTATGCCCTTTCGAGGATTATTTCGGCTGCGCGTGAATCACCCTTGTACGCTTTCTCTTGTAAAGCTTGAAGTATTCTTTGGGCTGCGGTTACACCGTTTGCGTCCTCTCTGCCTAATACCTCAATAAGCAGCTTATCTAATGAGGGGAGTGTTTTTGGCCTCCCCGCTGGATTACCGGATTGCCCTTTCTTGAAAGGCTTTAGATTCTCTAATCTCGGTTTTTTGTTCATTGCTATTCCGCTGTTCGTTTCACTGCTCTATCAAAAATAGCGAATTAGCGTAATCTTCGCAAATCACTGATTCCTTTTAACTCTTTATCCTTTCCTTTTTATCTTGTCGCTCATAGGACTATGTTGTCTTCTGATTTTATAGATTGTCTGTCAATTACAGCTTCTGTTATAACGCCGCTTTGTGACTTACAACTTATGGTAGCATTTTCACTCGCTTTTCCAAGACTAGCTTTACAACACTCTCTGGCGTAACGCTTGCAGACTTCATCAATCCATTTGCCTACATATCCGTAAACATGTATAACCTCGTCCCAGTCAATCAACCCGTGTTCTTTCGCTACCTCATCCTTTATTTCATCCAGTGTCTTCATACCTATTCTTTTTTAGTTGTGCCTTCGGATTGGATTAATTGTTTTATCTCTTTTATTTTTACGGTTGATGCGTAATTGTGTTCAAAATATCCGATACATTCGTAAAGCATTTCTTTAAGGTCATTGTTGGATTGTTCGAGTTTTGAAATCTTCTCAAGTTGTGATATGTATACTTGTCCGTGTTCAATAGATGTTCTTGTGTGGTATTGCTCCAAATAGATTACACCGCTTTTAAGCTTTTCAATCTCCTGCTCTTTCTCTTTGAGCTTTAGACATAGTGGTTCTACGTAGTCCTTATACATTTGGCGCATCATGTACTTACATTCGCCTTTGTCCATCGGTAAATTATCACTACCTCCTACAATCAAACCAATGTTAGCGTAAATGTATTGGTCTAATATGCTTTCCAAATCCGGTTTATCTTCTGACGGTGTCATAAATTATTTTTACTTTAATTGCTCTGTCTCCTTTTTTCCTGGCGTAAGTCCACGATATCCCCAGATCGTTACAATGATGTATAATAGCTTGATGGCGTGTAAACCACCATCCTGTATAGAGGCCATGAACTCCAACTATTGCCCATCCTTTTCGCTCTTCTGACGGTATGCTCATAGGTTTACGTTTTATCTTTGAAAATGCTAATTTCTCCAGTCATAAACAGGATGGACATAACGAACAGAACGCCGCTTGTAAAACATACCAAGTACCCAAGTATGCCAACCGAGTGTGTGCAACAATAAACAGGAAACAATATGCTAATTAAGCACATAGGGATAAACTGCGGATTAAATTTTTTCATTTCTGTTTTATATTTCTGTGGTGTCGATGAGGTTTCGATATAGTTTGAATGCATATTCTCTTAGGTCCTCGTCTTTTTCATACAATTCATCAAAAGATTCCTTCAACTTCGCTTTATACTCCGCTAGTACTGCATCAACTATTCTTTTGCAATCAGCTTCATTCACAATACCATTTTCAGCGTATTCGTGAAGCCAATTCAATCGCTTTAGTTCATCGAATTTCGTTTTCATATCTTTTATTTATTAAGTTCAGGTATTAAAACTTTTTATGTTTCCGTAATGCGTTTTTGTAATTTATAGCGAGATACTTTTTCCCACCAATCACAAATTCCTTTTACACCCTTTGGAATTATCTGTTTAGGCGGCTTGCCGTCATCGTGGAATTTTGATGCTTTATGTCTGTCATCTAGCATGTTCATTCCTTCCATCATTGCAGCGGCCATTGCGGCCATCATCATCGCTTTACCTTTCATGGTTTCATTAATTCAGTTTACACTCTTTACATTTTGTCTTTCTCATAAGCTTTGAATTTTAGCACCGTAACCAAACTTATACTGAACCTTGCCGGGACTTGCCCATGTGGTTGATTTCACCGGAAGAAGATTAATGCTGATGCCAGCTTTTTCACATGCCGTTGATAGCTCCTGATCCGGATGGTAGTCAACACCTAAATTGATATGATCACCAAGTTTCAAACATTCTTCAACAAGCGTTTGTTTAAATGTTGCTATTTGTTGTTCTGTTGGCTTTGATGCGGCCGCACGCAAAACAGATCCAAATATATTGTGCATAGCCTCACCGTTATCCCATGACCCATTCATTATCTGATCTGCCCATAAGTCGGCAATAATTTCTAGTTCTGTTCTCATAAGTTAAGTAGTTCAGGGGTGGAATGTATTGAGCCTATGACTTCAAATATGTCTCTTTGCCGTGGGAAAAAATCTTCATTAAACCACGATCCTTCGCCGGAATGATGCTTTGGGATAAACGCTCCATCTTCAAAAGTAACGACACAAAGACAAGATATGCTTATCATATAGTCCTTTACGGGGATAGAGTAGTCACTTTGCGAAGGCCAATCACGTTGAAGTATACGCATTATATCCCCCTCGTATATCTCTTTTCCATGCTTATCGTGGAGGCCTGTGAATTGCATTAATGTAAACCTCTCTGGACTGTCAATCATATGGTAAAACATCTGTGAGTTTTGAACGTCCGACTCCATAGTCCCAAACGCATTATCCCATGCCCGGAACTTTATAATTCTATTGTTCATACTTCCTCCTTTTTATAATCAACGGCTGTTATCGTTACGATGTACTTGTGCTTTAATTGGGTTAAGATATCAAATCCATCAGGGGCGCTTGTAAGCTCGATGTTTTCAAGTTCGATGTTTTCCGTAATAAAATTGTTTACATTTTCGTAGTCACTATCCTTTGCGAACGTTTTGCTTTTACATCTATTCATAAGTCAGGAGTTAAGTTCGTTCCATTGGTTTTCAGGCATCCAGTTTTCAAGTGGATCGCCGGTTCTGGCATCGTAGTTTTCCAGGATGTATTGAAAATGTCTTTTCCGGGCATTCAATTCCTCCACACTTGGCGCAACATATTCTTTTGCAATCGGCCTAATCTGGCCTTCCTTTCGTATTTCCTTTTCCGACATCGGCGCTATCGGCTTTACGTTTACCTGCTCCACTGACTCGCTCCAACGTTTCAGCCAATCAATTCCATCGTCCTCCGATTTGATCGGTTTAACCTTAAAAATATCATCCCTCTCAGAATGCAGTTTATTTTCGATTACAGCGTACTTCTCTTCAAGGTATGTTTCCATCCACGAAAATATAACGGGGCCGTCCAGCCTAAACAGTTCGCCAAATTCGCCCATCCTGGCTTTCTTTAAGACTAAAACGAAGTCTTCAAGAGTCTCATGTGGGTACTTTTCGATCAAATCTTCAACTATCTGCGCTATTTGGTTATCTGAAAGGTTCCACTTGAGATTTAACCCGGCGACAAGCTTCGTAAGCTGGATGTCCACGGCTTTTTTAATCTCGGCCATACCTGAATACCGGCATACTTCCGAAATCGGCATGCACTGATTAACGATTTTTTGAACCGTTAGCGACTTTTCATAAGCTTTAGCCTTCTCGGAATCAGTTAGTATAGCGATTAAGCCGGTCACGTGTTCCTTCCGCTGTAACTCCCTTTTTTCCGAAATTGTTAGATTGGTTTGCATTCTTGATTGGTTTTGAATTTTTTAATTGGTACTGAAAAGCTTTCCTGAGTCCCGGCGCATCGCGTGAATGGTACTCGTTCGGGTCATTATCGCACTTGGTTCGAAATTGCTGGAGCTCGCTTTCAAGGTCAAGACCCCTGAAGGTCATTTTGAATCGATCACACGTGGCATCGTCAAAGGCCTCAATGAAGGTTTGTTCAAAAGTTGATGACTCTTTTTTTATTAAATCATTTTCAATTGCATTTGCATTTTCAATTACTAAGGTATGTGTTTGGATTAGATCCGGTTGTTCCGTGGTATCACTTTGGAATGAATCCGGTTCATCTTCGGTACTTTCTTGCTTCTTTTTATCCCAATAGTCCTGAATTCTCTTTTTTTGTTTGGCGGCGTGGATGGCGCGGTTTTCGATTGCGTTGTTCGCCCACCCGATAAAATATACTTCACCTTCCTTTTCCAAAACTGTTTCCAGAGCCGGCCAACATGCGTTGAAATCCCCGCCTAGAACCTTTTGAATAAGTGGCAATGTGAATCTTCTGAACTTCTTTTGAGCCTTAAGAATGTCAAAATAGCACCCGCGCTCCAATCGATTCATGAACTGTGTATCTTCTGACGCATCAGCAGGATAGAATAAGAACGCGGGGTCTTTAGCCATTGTAAACCTCCATTTTATTCCTGTTTACCCGATCATATATGATCAGCTCTTTTTCGCGGACCAATTCCATATTGGTTAGTAAGACGTCTATTTCGGTAAAGTCTGATTCGGTTAAATTGAACCATTCTCCGTTGATCCTTTTGTGCATTAAATTTAAATGAAGAAAGGATTCCAACTTATTATAGTTTTTTGTCTTAACGAATGAATGAAGCTCAACCGCGAAAGGCAATAGTACGCCCAAAGACTTTACACGTTTGTCAATCTTAGAACTACACCCAATTTTAAAACCATATTCTGATTTCAAAAAGTAAACCCATCCATAGTGTTTGGCCGCTTTAGATGAAAGGAAATCAGCTTTATAGCAACGTTGATATTTAACAAGATGTGATATATCAATTTGACTTGTTTTATCTGGGTATATTGTATACTTAAAAAGAAAATTATTGGTTTTGCCTGTTATTACTTTTGGTTGTGGTGGTGATTCTTCACTAATGTAATTATATATTTTGCCGATCTGGCTTCTAATATGGACTAGGAAATCATTAAATTCAATTCTTACAATATTTGCAAAATGAGTATTACCATTAGCAATCTTGTCTATGTTACTCTTGTTGCTGTTGTAAAGGTGTACAGATAACAATTCTTCAAACTTATCGTGATTCATAATAAAAGCAAAATCCTCCGGTAGTGTTCGGCGTGCAGGCCTACTAACTCCCGAAGGATCGTTTATATTGTAGATCGCTCTGCACAGCGTTGAATTCATTTTCAAATGTCGTTAATAATTTCGATTCACAAAACTAAAACATAACTAATTGTGAAATATGTTGCTTAAAACGCTGTTCCTGGGCTTCAAAGTAGTCTTTATCTAGTTCGTAGCCGGTAAAATCAAATCCCATATCGTGCGCTGCGATGCGGGATGAGCCGGAGCCGAGATGAGTGTCGAGGATCTTGTCGCCTGGTTTGGCATAGTTGTGAAGCAACCATTTGTAAAGGCTTACAGGCTTTTGGGTTGGATGAAATCTATCTTCAGGCATCTCCTTTCTAAAGCCGTCCCAAGTGAATTTGTAGTACCTCACAGCGGTTTTAAACGATGTCCAAGCGAGCTCTCCGTCCGCAAAATCGCCGTATCTGTCTTTGTCCCAAAAAATCCAGCATGGTGAGTCTATTGGTATTTTGCTGATAAAGTGGTTTGCGCCCCAGATAATTTGATTTTTAGACACACGCAAAAGCTCTCCGAAGTATTCTTTATCAGGAGTGGAATTATCCCAATCTTTTACTTTATACTTTGCCTGGGAATGATGCCTCGAGGTGTTTCCGCCGTTTTCACCAAGTCCATACGGAGGATCGCAAATTGCTAGATCCGCGAATTTGTCAGGTAGTTCACGCATAAAGTCCATGCAGTCTCCATGTTTTATAATTGATTCAGGCATTTTGCTATTGTTAGGTCTGTTAAATATCTACCAGATGGCTTTATTTTTATATTCTCGTCTCTATATTTTCCTCTTAAATTAGAGGATCTAAAGTTCATTGTTTCCTTAACATCACGATTCAGCATGTAACCGATTTCTTTTGTATCCAAACAAACAAGCGCAAATAAATCACACGTTGAACTATCTGTTTTGTTCTTATTATTCTTACCTCGCCTTTTAATATTAAAGATGTACCCATCTACTTTTATTTTTCTCTGTGGAACGTTTCTCAAACCTCTTGTGGTTTTAACCTGAACTTTTAAAAGCCTGCCATTGTACTCCATCACTACATCAAATGGTAATCCTTGTTCAGATAGGAAGGCTATAAAACCATTAATAATTAGGTCAGCACAAACTAAATATTCTCCAGCCTTGCCACATTGTAAATCATTCATAAGTACAATGTACGTATTTTTATGGTCATAACTGATTTTTTAAATTCTCAAACTCTTCCTTATAAATTACTGAAATTCAATTCTAATAACCGGATCTCGTCACGGATGATCTTAAGCACATGTTTACGTTCGGCGTTTTTCGTCTTGCTGATGCGATGCGTTAGGCCTACGTGGCATCTTTTTAACACTTCTATATCAACTATGTGCGGGGCGAACTCTTGCTTAGATCGGCTTATAAAGCCTATTTCGATGGTCTTCATAAATCTTTCCAGGTTATAAGGTCTGTTAAAAATTTGCTAATGTCTCGTTTCGACACAACCCAGTCAGGAAATATTATGTATTCCCCATCCTCATAATCCATTAACCATGCTCCGCGAATAGATGTGCCCCACTCAAGTTTACCCTTCAAAAAAGGGAAGTTTACCATCGTGAGATAATTTAGATAATTTTCTTCATTCTCTCCGTGGCGATGGTAATCGAATGTACGTTTGGATATGATTGCTTTAATAACATCAATCATCTTATTGGCGAATAACGCATCCACATAATCATCGTATGTATAGATGTCAAATACCATACTTGCAATAAATGATATTTTTGATCTATTCTCATCGATTGAGTACTCCGCGAATCTTTCATTAAGGTCTTCGATGTAGTTCATAATTTTATTTAACTGTTTCAGGTAAAGGCATCCAGTGAGTAGGCTTAAAAAACTCCTTTCTATGAAATCTTCCGAAAAGGAATAAAGCCATATCGATCTGATTACTGCCAGCTTTTGTTATTAAAACCTTTTGTCCATGTACCGGCGTTGATCGCTGTATGTCGTGCCATTTTCTGTAGTGCCTCATACTTTTGTTAAGTTATACCAGACACAAGCAAAAGCACATGTAAACGAGTAGAAAGCTATTCCGCCAACTACAAAGCAAATCGTAAAGTTAACAGCCTGCTTCGTTATGGGTTGGTACTCGGATTGTTTAGATAGTGATTTCATGAGTTGACAAAGTTTTTTTCTATTTGATAAAATCCACCCCAATGCTTTTCGCGGAAAGCTGTCTTTAAAAAATACTCAGCATCTTTGTACTCAGAGAATTTATGAGCTACGTATAAATCAACATCCCACTCTCTCCGCTCTACTCCTCGATAGTAATACCAGATTCCTTTTTGTAGCGATTTGATTACGAATACTGTCATAGTTCTCCTTTATAAGCTGCGAATATTTTTAATATTTAGATTTACCGTAATCTAATTGCGCCGAGCAATACAAACAAAAACCGTTTCCATCTGCGAAATGTCCTGATTTGGCAGTGCATTCAGGAATTAAAATGACATCATGGGTGCCGTAACAGTTACTATCCTCAAGGGTGTTTGGATAGCTGAGTTCGCCACCTTGTTTCTTTATTTCACTTTTGATCTGCCTACGAATTTTAGTTAGATGAGAAAATATTTCATCCTCTGTTTCGCAATTTATAGTTATCTCGATTATCATCGTGTTAGGGTTTCAAGGTAAGAATCCAATTCAGGTGTCGAAGTAATAAGCAAGGATACCAACCAGGTTAAAAAATATATAACGGCGGCTGATCCAACGAGGAACGCAATGACTATGATATGGAGGATAAAATGACCTTCACGATGTGATCGCTTTTCGTAGTAGGGGTTGGGCGGATGTAACATGGTTATTTTTGTTTAGGTTTGACTAATCGGTAGCGCGCGAAAGAACTTCCATCTTTCATTTTTATAATATCTGTTTCGATCTTAAGACCATATTTTTTAAGCCTGAATATTACATCGCTCAAGCGATAACCTTTAAACTTCGCAATGCATTGCTGAGGCGTTATTGAAAAACCCAGTAATAAATGCACCTTCACGCGCGCTAAAATTTGCTTCCTTTGCATATCAATTTACTTTTTTAGTTAGTGATTCCAAAGTAGATTTTTGATTTCTTATGAGTTGGAGTAATTCAAGTTTCTGCTTCACGGCCGATTCCAGTTTCATAATTATTCTATCCTGATCGCCGGCTATCGGTCTAATTGGGATGTAAGCCATCTTATCTTTTTCATCCTGCATCCGGTGATCGTAGGCAACGAAGTGACAAATAGGCGAATCGAAAAATAATAGGTTTGCCTGGCATTGCCAGTAATATTCAGGGTATTCACGCATCAAATCCCATTGGTCGGTAAGCATCAAATAATGAATCTGATTGGCGGAATTGTATGGGCATTTAATTTCCAAAATTTCCTTAGTGCCTTTAATAATTCGATCAGGTGAGCCGCCGGCATGGTCCCCGAATGGTACGAACGAAACTATGTCGTAATCCAATCCCGTTTTCTCTTTGAAATACTCCGCTGCGATAGGCTCCATATCTTCACCCCAACGTGTTGCTGCGCTGCTTATTGGTTCCGCTGCGTGCCCCGTCAATGTCTCAGCAACCTTTGAATAGATGTACGTCAATGTATCCGGCGCAAGGCATGAAGGATCTTCAATGTATTTAGTCGCGCTCCCTTTGCCCTTTTTAGGGCGTTTGGCCAGCTCTTCATCTGTCATAAGTCTTTGCCCGGACTTCATTAGAAGATACATCTGGGAGGATGTGAACCTACCGGCGCGGACGTCTACCCACATTTGCGATCCCTGTTCACTTGCAGAGGCTAGCGCCAAATCGAAAGCATCCATCAGTTCAATTGTTTTGTTTTCGGTCCAATCCCTGATAAAATTGTTTTCTGCGTATCATTTAAGATAAACGTTGATTCTGCCAATGGAATTAATGCCAGTTCCCCGTTCTCGGCCCGCTCGACCAATTTCATAAAGCCCTCATTGGAAAGCTCCTTTAAAGCCGGTTTAAAGACATCTCGTTTCTTCCGGTTAATATCCCTACCGAATAACTTACCAAGCGACTGAGCGGCGTTTTTGATGCATTCAGCCTTAAGTTTGGGGAACGCCATATCCAAGGCATTCGGTTTCTTGTTCTCAGGACTCAGGGCATATAAATTTCTATCCTGCTTTGTCATTTTATCCTTCATCTCGTCAGTCAATGAATCTACAGTGATAACGATAGATCCGGCCCCGGTTCGTCTTATCTGCTTTCCGGTTATGGGGTGCCAAAGAACAAGCTCTAAAGAGCCT